TAGGCCGCCCAAACGTCGTCCATCGAATTTGCCCATGAGCATTTCTCTCTCTTGAGGAGAAACCGCTACCGAAGTTATTTGGTTAATTATTTCCGATATATGGATTGAGTCTCCCGAGTCTTCGGGTATGTCTCTCCATGGGGTTGACCGCCTGGATGAGGGGTCGCTCTTTGGTTTATTAATTATGTACATCATCCCTGCATTTTTGGGTTGGTTTGTCGGGATAACGTCGTGAATGACAATTGCTGCCGCCTCACCCATCAATAACTCACCATTCATTGTGGATTTTGGAACAAAAACCCTACGTCCGTTTTGTCTATCGCCGTCGTCAGTAGCCTCCACCAAGAATCCAAGCTTAATTAATTCATCAATATTTCTTAAAGTTTTGTTTACTATTTCTTCTCTTTGAATGTGCGCATTTTTCATCAAGGTAATTTCCTCAACGACTTCTGGTGTCATCATTCTTGCTTGCCCAGAGCCGGCAAGATTCGCTGTGTCTACATTTAGGAAATTCCAGTATCTGCTACCTACTAGAGTCTGGTCCCTACCGTCGGATTTCGTTATTATATTTAGGGCTTCTTCCACTAACTGGTCTGCTGTTTGTCTAAGTTTTGTTTCGATTTCGTCGACCAATTCCAGAGCATCTAATTCTTCCTTTAATTTTGCCCTGGCTGCATCCACGTCACTTGGCCTTACGATTCCCTCCGGAAGAATTTTTTCAAGTCTCGCCAATACTTCCTGGTGGACTGATTCGCCTATCTCTCTTGCTCTCTCCTCTATTTCGTGCATTCTCGGGGAATGCATTATTACGTTAATTTTCTCACCCGTCGGTTGACCGTTTAAGTCAAGGGCATCCATGGATACTCGGCGGACTTCCATTACGTCCATGCTGAACCATTCATCAGGTGTTATCGGCTCATCCGGAACACCGGAATCTTTCGTTTGCCTAAACACCCGTGTGTTCGCCCGCTCTCTGGCGCGAACATCAAGAGGTCCTTCCGTATCATCGGGAATATCAAAATATGTTGCCGTTAAATCAAGTAAATCTTCCACCGACTTTTGGACACTCTCAAATTCTATTTTTTCCTCAGCTCCAGAGGAGAGGGAGTTTCTGCGGTTTTCTCCAGGAATAGTTTTTTCAAGGCGAATTCCCTTTGGGTTACTTCTTCTTTCTCGTCTTCCACTTCCGAGTGAAGTCTGCTTGTCTATCTCCTTGGACCAAGGTCCAGTTCCATCCTTGCCTCCGAGAAGAGTCTCTACATCTTTTCTTAATTTATTATTAATGGCGAAATTTTTCAAATCTTGATTTGGATGCATATAAGCAACCATCCCCTCGGCCATCGCCTCCCTCATATTGGCGTGTCCGTACGAGGTTACGGTTCTTGGGACATTTGGTGAGTCATCAAACGAGACTCTGTCTTCGTGTAGTTTGAGAAAGTCTTTTGATGTGTCGGAGTATTCAGCCGCTACCTTTAGAGCGGCAACATATCTTTCGTTAGTGTTGTTCCCGAAGTATTTACGTTCGCTTTTTACGCCCATTCTTTCGGAGTCCCTTAGCGCCATCTGATGCAGCCAGTGCGCCCACTCATGGACAACCGTCCCAGCTAGTGACCTGTTCATTACTGCATCATCGCGAGATGGAACGTGCAATGGATTCATGTTCATTGGAACAGGACCATCTATGTCGTGTGTTTTGCGGTCAACAACGTAATTCGGGAAAAATGAAACCATATTTAGGTCTAGCGATGCCATTGCTTTTGGAAATATTTGCTTGTCTTTATCAACAGAAGAATTTGCGAATTTTGCAATCAGAGCTTTGTATTGCGGGCGAGCCACGTATTCGTCACGACCCTTTGGGGTGACAACACCGAATACTGGAGACCCATAATTCCTAACCGCCCAAGAAAACAACGGTGAATCTTCTAGTGCTGCCTCTACTGCTTTACGTGTTGCCGCTCTGGACTCTGGGGAGTAGTCAAATTTGTTATATTCATTTGCTTCGATTGCATTATCGAACCATTTTCTAAATTTAACTTCTTCTTCAGAGCCTTTTATCAACGAGCCTGCACCGTAGTTGTCGAGCCACATCTTGTATTGTGTTTCAATTGAGTCTGGGACAAGAAGGCTTGATATTTGTTCGTTTGTGAGACCTTTTAGCCAATCTGGTCCTTGTCTAATTGATATTTTTCCCCCGAGAACGCTCTCATCGCCGTACTTATAGTTTTTTAATTTATGAGCACGTGATTTATCTATTTTTTCTTCGGGTTTATTGATTTTTATTATTGGTCTTGATTTGTCTATGCGTGTACGGACCACTTCTTCTGGTTTTCCGGAAGATAAACCCACCCATCTTGGGCGTCTCGTCCCTTCATCGACCCATCCATCTCTGTCAACATCGATGTTGGTGCCGGTTGGTTTCTTGCTTCCACGAATGCCACCTGTAGGCAGGTCAATATCAGTACCCCTTATACTGCGTTTCCGCTTTCCAATACGGGGTCTATCTATCGCTCGGCTTGATAGCGCCCTGCCAAGACGGGAACCAAGGCCCTTGGTTTGAAATTGTCGCCTCTTATTGCGCGCAGACTCGCTGAATGGTATTTCCTCGGGCTGTGGCATTAAACCATTGTAGATGCCTATCGGCGCCTAGAAAGTTACACCTTTTTAAATCTGTACCCGCATTTGGTGCACACATGAGCCCATGGGTAAAATCTCTGTTCCGCTATCGGATGTTGACAGTCAAGAGATTCGTCGGATGCTCTGTTAAGGGTTTCCCTAATCCAGGAAGAAAGTGTTTGCCCTGATTTTTCGGCTGCCAATTTCCATCTATCTCTCGACCCGCTCATTGTTCTAATGAGGACCTGGCAGTCAGAAGGTCCGTCGTCGTTCTTGTCAGCAATTGGCTTAACCGACATGTTTGTCATGTTACTCGCAACCCTCTCTACTGCGGCAGCAATATTCGAATTGTCGATTAAGGTTTCGGGTTCCGGAGGTTGTACGTTAGAAATAACTTGCCCCACTTTCTTTTTTCTACTAGTCATTGTTGAATCCATCGTCTTCTCCTTCGGGGGCTATTAATTCAGCGTCAACTATGTCGTGGTCTTTGTCTCCCAGCATTTGTGCAACCATGTCCGCCGGCAACACGCCAGACATTCCCATTAATTGCAAAAGTTGCCTAGCCTCGCCCTCTGGGTCAAATCTGTCCGCAGATAGTTCTGCTAATTTCCCACCAGAAAGGGTTGCTTTCAAAGTCTCGGTTGCTGCTCCACGTACGTCCATTTGTACATTTATGTTTGCTTGGTCCATTCCTAGCAGTTTGGTTCGTCTATCCATTATCCCGAGTACCTGCTGGATTGCTTTTAGGTCGGGTTCTATTTGCATTTCCGTTCCGTCATCCATAACCTGTCGTCTATGTTGGGTCATGGGCCAGATTGCCTGCTGGAGATTGTCGAGCCTTTCGAGCTCCATGCGAAGAACCTCTGGATATGCAAGCAGGGTTTCGCTATTCATTTTTTGAAGTTGTCTTTGAATCGCCTTGGATACAACGTTCGTGGTTATGCCAAATCTTCTTGCGATTTCCGCGGTTGACGTGCCCGCCTGTCGAAGCTTGAATATGCGCAAGTCTCTCTCGCTTAAGAACTCACGCGTAGAAACGCTTTTACTCTTTTCTTCGCTCATGTACTAATCTTATTGTATTCCAGCACCTCGAAGGGGAAGCGTTTTCCTCTTGTTATCTTCAGGGGCCATGGTCGTTCGTCTCGGGCCCCTCTAAAATGTCTCACATCATAGACAAATGGCGTAACTGCTGTTGGGTCTGGTTGTAATGATATTCCAAACTCCGGCCATCTTGACCAAACTGCGGAACCAAATGGTCGCAAATCGCGGGTTGACATTGTCGTACCGAGTGGTGCGTGATGCTCGAGCCATAAGGCGCACCCATAAACGACCCTGAGGGTATCTAGGTACTTTGCTATCTCGACTGCTATTGCTTCGGATGTTCGTCCACCAGGGTCCACAAAAGACTTATATAGAGGTCCGAGAACCAATATGTCCGGCTTTATCTTTTCGATTGCCTCCTCCAATACCAGTCGGTCCTGTGCTTTTAATAAATCCATGCCTGCTGGCTTGGTCAGGATGTGCCCCTGAATTGACTTCACTCCGGATTTAGCCATTGCGTTATTCACTATAGATGTGGACATTCTTCTAATAATTCTCTCAGGGTTTTCAAGGTCCACCGTCAGGGTTACGACTGGCCTTATTGGTTGAAAGGTGAATGGGTGTAACCCAGCTGCGGAACAAAGCGCAATTTGACGTGCAAGCATTGTCTTTCCCACGCCTTCGGCTGCCACAACTATTACACGCTCTCCCTTTTCTAGTAAACCAGGTATGACCCAATCATAATTATCGTTGCTTGATTCCGCTATAAAATCATTCCACTGTATAAGTCTTCCTGGGTCTACTGGATTTGCAACTATGGCAGCAGATAAAACCAGGGACAGTTTCGACAACTTCTGCTGAGCACTCAGGTCATCTCTGGTGATTATCTCTGAAGCCCTAGCGATTGCCAGCTCTTTTAATCCAACCTCTGGTTCATGTTCAGACACCTGTTCATTTGGTGCTTCCCTATCTTCGACCTGTTCGCTTTCGCCAACGTCCTCGAACGGTAAAAGCTGTTCGATTTTTCCACCAGAAGACAAATGGTCCGTGATGTCTTTTTTCTCTGGACAAATCCAAGCCTGCACAGAACAGGACGCATTGGTTAATTCATTCAAAACCTTTAAGGCGTGATTTTTTCCAGGGCCATCGTTGTCAGCGACAATTTCAACAACAGCACCAGCGAGTGCGGCTGTATGTATATCCAGCCATTTTCCCGCTCCACCGGGCATCGTTGTGGCGCATATGCCTAAATCAATTAGTGTGTTGGCGTCTTTCTCACCCTCGACCACCCAAATCGGTTCACCTTCTTGCTTTGCTCGCAGTACGGCCGGAAGATTGTAGAGGACTTTAGGTGTATCTCCAAGGGAGTAAGTCCATCCATTATTGCCATCTGGTTTTCTCTGACGAAAAGTTTTAATTCCATCTTGATTTACGTAACGAACTTTTTGAAATAAAAGGTGGCCGTGTTCATCGGTGAAGTCATAAACCGCCACTTTTGTCAATACGTCTTTTTTCTTGTATGACTCTTCTCTCGGTGGCATTAGTTCTGCAACGGTCATGCCAACAGATGCGCAAATTTTATTTACATCACACCCGTTGCCTCTATGGCAGTTAACCAGCACCCTCCCATCATCACCTTCGGCTACAGAAAGGGAGGGATTCATATCGTCACTTCTGCACGGACATCTAGCCATCCACCCAGAACCAGTTTGCTTA